TGAAATGGAAGAGAAAGCTGCTAAAATGGCTCAAATTAAAGCTATTGATGCAAAACAAAAAGCATTAGATGCTGAAAAAAGAGATACTATGAAAAGTGGAGCTCTTGAAGAAGATACTTTAAATGAAATGGCTTATGACATTACTATAAAAAATTCAGAAAAATTAGCAAAATTAAAAGACGAGATTAAAGATTCACCCAAAGAAGGAAAAAAATTACTTTATAAAGTAATAGATATTATTCAAAGAGATAAAAAAGAAAATAAACCAATCCGCCAAAGAGATATTGCTAATGAATTAGAAATTATCCAGCAAAAAGTTAACCCATTCGTTAATTTATTAATTGATTTAGAAATTTTAGAAAAAGGTGAATCGGTAACTGGAGTAACTAAGAAAAAAGTTACTGATAAAGCACAAGGTAGACCAGCAGGTGAACCTAAAGCAGAAAAACCAGCTTCTACAGGTAAAAAAGGAAGCCCAGCAGGTGAACCTAAAACAGAAAAATCAGCTACTCTTACAAAGGGAGATGATGGATTTGATACAGTAGAATATTCAGATGATGAAGGATCAGCAGAAGCAGCAAAAGCCGCAGGTAGTGATGAAACCGCAAAAAAATTAGGCAATATTTCTACTCGTAAAGATAAAATTGTTAAAGCGTATCAAGAATTACAACCTCAAGTAAAAGATAAAATTGACCAAGCAAAGGCAGGAGATAAAGAATCTGCAAATTGGTTAAAAGATAAATGGACTCCAATTCTTAAAGCTTATAATAAAGCAAAAGAAGTTAAGATTTAATGAAAGATAAAATATTTCAAATAAAGTTATCCCATCTTATCATAGGTGGGATACTTTTGTTGTTAACAATATTTTTACTTAAATGTAATTTTACTCCATCATTTGTCAACACATATGATAAAGAAAAAAAGGAAATAGACAGTTTACAAGTTGAAATTAGTAAATTAAAAAAATCACAACTTGAATTAAATAAAGATATAGATAAACAAATATTAATTACAGATTCATTAAATAAAGAAATTAAAATTACAGAAAAAGAGCTAATACAAACACGCACATATTATGCTAACAAAATTAAAAATATCAATAGTTCTTCTCCTTCTGAGCTTAACGAGTTTTTCACAGAAAGATACAAGTAAAATTTGCTTTCCATATAATAAAGCAAAACAGATAGCAATTGACTTAGTTAGGGGAGACTCAGCTATAGCAGAATTAAAAATCACCAATAAATCAGTTTGGCAATTAAACGAAAAAATTAGTACTCAAGATAGTATTATTACACTTTACATAGTTAAAGAACAAAATTATATTAGTCAAATAAACAATTACGATAAAATTTCTACTAAAAAAGACGAAATAATAACGGGTCTTGAAAAAGATGTTACTAAATTAACTAAGAAAAATAATCGTTTAAAAACCGGACTTAAATACCTTGGTGGGGGATTCGTGGCTTCCATACTTACTATTATTACATTGACATTAATTAAGTAATGGCTGAAGATCTAAAAAAAGCGATAAGAGAAGAATATGTAAGATGTGCAACATCTCCGGCATATTTTATGAAAAAGTATTGCTATATTCAACATCCAAAACGTGGTAGAATTCAATTTAATCTTTACCAATTTCAAGAAAAAGTATTAACTTTATTTCAAGAAAATCCTTACTCAATGGTTTTAAAATCTAGGCAACTAGGAATTTCAACTTTATGTGCGGGTTATTCTTTGTGGATGATGATTTTTCATCAAGATAAAAACATACTTTGTATTGCTACAAAGCAAGAAACAGCTAAAAACATGGTTACCAAAGTAAGATTCATGTATGAAAGTTTACCTTCTTGGCTTAAAGAAAAAGATAAACCTACCGAAGATAATAAATTAACATTACGTTTAAAAAACGGATCTCAAATTAAGGCAACAGCAGCATCCAGTGATGCAGGTCGTTCAGAAGCCGTTTCTTTGCTAATTATAGATGAGGCAGCATTCATTAACAATATTGGAGAAATATGGGCTTCAGCACAGCAAACATTAGCTACAGGTGGTGGATGTATTGCTTTATCTACCCCTTATGGTACAGGTAATTGGTTTCATCAAACATGGGTTGCTGCAGAAATGTCAGAAAACAGTTTTTTACCAATTAGATTACCTTGGCAAGTTCACCCTGAACGAGATCAAGTATGGAGAGATAGACAAGATTCTGACTTAGGAATTAGAATGGCAGCACAGGAATGTGACTGTGATTTTTCTACATCTGGAGATACTGTATTTTATCCTGAAGATATAACATTTTACGAAAAAACATTTATAAAAGATCCATTAGAAAAACGTGGAGTAGACCAAAATCTATGGATTTGGGAACCTGCAGATTACTCAAAAAATTATTTAATTGCAGCTGATGTAGCTCGAGGAGATGGAAAAGATTATTCTGCGTTTCACATATTTGATGTAGAAACATTTACTCAAGTAGGGGAATATAGGGGACAAATTGGTACAAAAGAATATGGCCATATGCTAGTAGGCATGGCTACAGAATACAACAATGCTTTACTTTCAGTAGAAAATTCTAACATAGGATGGTCTACTATTCAAACTATTTTAGATAGAGGTTACCAAAACTTCTACTATTCACCTAAAGGTGGAAATATGAGTACAGATTCTTATTTTGATCCATATATGGATACAAGTAGAATGACACCTGGATTCTCTATGACTACAAATACTCGACCTATTGCTATTGGTAAATTTCAAGAAGCAATACAAGACAAAGGAGTTACTTTTTACTCTAATCGATTACTAGAGGAAATGAAAGTATTTATATGGAGAAATGGTAGAGCAGAAGCCCAATCAGGCTATAATGATGACTTAATGATGGCATTTGCTATAGGTTGTTATTTACGTGATACCTCATTTAAATTTAGACAGTCAAATATGGATATGACTAGAAGTATGCTTAACGCTATATCAACTAATTCCTCTAAATATTCGGGTGGGTATTCTTCTGGGGCAGCATATGCAGACAAATACAATAACAATCCATTTAATATTGATAACCCTTATTCAAACGAACAAGAAGATATTTCTTGGTTACTTTAAAAACAAATCATGGCAGACACAGGCTTATTTAAAAGATTACAACGTTTATTTTCAACTGATGTTATTATCCGAAATGAAGGAGATAATAAACTAAAAGTATTTGACATCAACAAAATACAAGTTTCAGGAGAATATGAAACAAATTCCCTAGTAGACCGATTTTCTAGAATATTTACAAACACAAACACTTCAATTTATGGATACCAAAGTAGTTTCAACTATCAAACAATACGCCCTACGCTTTATTCTGAATATGACTCAATGGATACAGATGCTATTGTCGCCTCTGCTTTAGATATAATTGCTGATGAAAGTACATTACGTAATGATATGGGAGAAGTACTTCAAATACGTAGCTCCGATGAAGATGTACAAAAAATACTATACAATTTATTTTACGATGTATTAAATATAGAATTTAATCTATGGCCATGGGTTAGAAATATGTTGAAATATGGAGATTTCTTTTTAAAATTAGAAATAGCAGAAAAATTTGGTGTATATAATGTTATCCCATACAATGCATTCCACATTGAAAGACAAGATGGATACGATAAAGAACACCCTGCATCTATAAGATTTAAATTTGATCCAGATGGAATTACAGCTGCCTCAAGTTATGGATTTTACAATGTTCCAAACTCTGCAAATCAAGCAAATGCTATTTATTTTGATAATTATGAAATGGCTCACTTCCGTTTATTAACGGATACTAACTTTTTACCTTATGGTAGATCTTATCTAGAACCAGGACGTAAATTATTTAAACAATACACTATGATGGAGGATGCAATGCTAATCCATAGAATTGTTAGAGCACCAGAAAAACGGATATTTTATATTAATGTAGGAAATATTGCACCTGCTGAGGTAGAAAACTTTATGCAGAAAACGATTTCAAAAATGAAACGTACTCCATACATTGATCAAGAAACAGGTGATTACAATTTAAAATACAACATGCAAAACTTGCTTGAAGATTTTTATATTCCTGTTAGAGGAACAGATCAAGCAACTAAAATAGATAATTTAGGTGGTTTACAATATGATGGAATTCAAGATGTTGAGTATTTAAGAGACAAATTATTTGCTGCTTTAAAAGTACCTAAAGCATTTATGGGCTACGAAAAAGATTTAACAGGTAAAGCTACATTAGCGGCTGAAGATATTCGTTTTGCTCGTACAGTTGAACGCATACAACGCATTATGGTGTCTGAATTAACTAAAATCGCATTAGTGCATTTATATGCGCAGGGATACACAGATGAGAGTTTAACTAATTTTACTCTTTCATTAACAACTCCATCAATTATTTACGATCAAGAAAGAGTTGCTTTACTAAAAGAAAAAGTAGATTTAGCTGCTCAAATGATAGAGCAAAAAATTATGTCTACAGATTGGATATATGAAAATATATTCCATTTAAGTGAAGACCAATACGATGAAAACAGAGATTTACTTATTCAAGATGCTAAACGTAAATTTAGAATAACTCAAATTGAAAACGAAGGTAATGATCCATTAGAAACAGGTAAATCTTATGGAACACCACATGATTTAGCTTCCCTATATGGTAGAAGTAGATATGAAGATGGTGAAGTTCCTGTTGGATATGATGAAAAAGAAACTTTAGGCAGACCAGCAGAAAAAGTAACTGATAGAAATACTCAAGATAATGCTTTTGGCAAAGATAGAATTGGAGCATCAGGTATGAAAAAAGATAATGATGAATCAGATTCTACTAAACCAAAATATCAAGGTGGGTCTCCATTGGCGCTAGAAACTAAAAATACTAGAAATAAAAATTCTAAAATGTTTAACGATATTAAAAATCAAAAGAAACAAATGATTTTTGAAGCTGATATTAAAGGAAATTCATTATTAGATGAATCACAGATACGAGAGTAAATAAGCTCCATATATTTATAAATAAACAAATATAATAGAATGCAAATTAATCATTCCAAGTATAAAAATACTGGTATCCTATTTGAGCTCTTAATTCGCCAAATTACTAATGATACATTAGATAGTAAGGATTCACAGGCAACGAATATACTTAAAAAATATTTCGTTAAAACGGAATTAGGTCGCGAGTACAAGTTATATGAAACTCTATTAAAAAAAACATCTTTAACTGAAACTAAAGCAAATATTATTACCAATACATTGCTAGATTCATCTAAATCTTTAAATAGAGGTGTTATTAAAAGACAAAAATATAATTTAATTAAAGAAATTCAAAACCATTATGATTTAAATGAATTTTTTAATCACAAATTACCTAACTATAAAGTACACGCTGCATTTTATACATTACTAGAAATATCCAACTCAACTAACCAAATAGACCCAGAACAAATCATCAACAATAAAGTTACTATATTAGAGCATTTAACAGCTGCTCAAATTAAATCAACTAAAATTAAAGATGAAGTAATGAGTGAATTTGAAAAATCAGATAAAGATGTTCGTTTTATAGCATATAAAATGTTATTAGAGAGTTTTAATGTAAAATACGATACATTACATACCAATCAAAAAACAATCTTAAAAGAATATATCACATCAGTAGATAATACATCTCGTTTAAAAGAATTTTATACTAATAAGATAAATGAAATTAAAACAGAATTAGCTGATTTGAATAAAAGAACTAAAAATAAAGTTACAAAAATTAAAATTAACGAAATTATATCTATTATCACCCCACCATTGAAAAATGCTAAGATTACAGATAATGATTTAGTTGATTTGTTACAGTATTATGACTTAATCAATGAATTAGAAACTGTAAATGAGTAATCTTAAAGAAATAATTAGAAAAAAATTAAAAGAAATATCCGCTACCAATCAAGGCGGTGCTTCTTTTAGTGCGGGAAGTGGTGAAACATATGCTACCCCATTTGCATTTTCTAAAACTTCAAAACCACCTAAATATTATTATAAATTAGGTTATAAACCTGTACCTAAAAAAATTAAAGGATCTGGTTTAAAAGTTAAACAACTTTGGGAAGAAGAAAAAGAAAAAACAGATGTTGAAAAATTTCAAGAAGCAAGATTAAATGAATTTGATCAAATACAAAATGAATTAAATTCTCTTATCTCAAACGCTAAAAACCAAACCATAGAATACTATACAGCAAACCCAGGCCAATTCAGTATATATAAACCAACATCAATGGCCTTAGAATATATTAAAAAAGCAAAAGAACTACTAAGCAAATAAAAATGAAACAGACACTACAAGACCAGTATTTATTAATTAAAGAAGGTAAAGGACATAAAGGAGTTTTCCTTGCAGATGCAAAACGTCAATTCCCAAATATTGTACGCAATGCGGCTACATTTGAGGAAGCATCATCTTGTCTTAAAACTAAAAATATTATATCGGAAAATGTGATTGGATTAACTGCTGTTAATTCACCATTTGAACCTAAAAAAAAGGAATCATACGAGTTAGCATTTGAAAACTTTTTATCAGAAGCTAAAAAGAAAAAAGAAGAAGATGAAAAAGCTGAATTAAAAGCTACATCAAAACAAGTAGAAGAAGATTTAAGCCATAACTTTGATCGTAAAGATGATAAAAATCCTGATAACTTGATATTTGATCAAATTATGACGGGTTATTATACGGAAATGAAAGATCCTAAAAATGCAGATAAAACCATGCAAGAATTAAAAGACATGGTATTTAAAAACTTACAGAAAGATCCAATCTTTTATACAAAAGAGGGACAATTTGGAGTTAAAGGTTTAGGCTATTCAGTAGATCATCCCGGATTAGGTGAACCTAAAGAACCTAAAGGAAAATATAAAGCATCTGGATATGGTGATTTAAATGAAGGTGTAATGTATGGTGATTCTGATGGTGATTTTGACGAACAAGAAAATAACAAAGAAAGAGCTTATTGGTACTATGATGCATACCTAGGTGAAAAAGATCCTAAGAAGAAAGATGAGTACTTAAAAATAGCTCGTGAGTATGGTTCATACCTTGGATGGGGAGAAGAAGAACTTCCTGTAAATGAAGAAGAATCTAAATTACGTAAAGTAATTCGTGAGATGATTGATGCTGAACTTGAAGAAGCATATCAATTGGTTAATATTAATCCTTTAAAAAGTGATAAAGAAAGAAATGAAAGAGATCCTCAACAATTTCTTACAACATATATTGACCCTTCAGTAGTAGATTCACTTACTAAAAATCAACACTTAAGAATCCTTAGAAACCCATCCAACCCAGAAAATGTTACACTTGCTATTCGTGCTACATTAGCTCCTATTTCTTCTAAAAATTTAGGTAAAACTACAGATAATTTAGATAAACTTGGAATAGATATCCCTACAGATTTTAAAAGTTTTTTAACTGATACAAACAATTTGGGTGGAGAAAAAAAATTACCAACAAGGATAGGAGAGATGACAACATATAAAGTACTTAATAATGCTACTTTAAATAAAAATGGAAGTTTAGTAATTAAAGTTTCAAATCCAAAATATAATAAACCAATGGAATCCTTAAAGGAAAGCGTTGAAAAAGAATTGGCTGCCATCAATAAAGAAGCAGAACATGAAATTATTGCTTCTAAATTAGAAAAAGTACAAACATTAATTGATAAAAAGCAAGCTCAAATTTCCAGATTAGATGAAGATGAAGATTTAAAAGATCTTACTGACGCTAAAAAAGTTAAAGAAATTTCAAAAGACATTAAATCACTAGAAAAAGCAAAAGCGAAATTAGAGAAAATGATGCATAAAGGTAAAGCAAAATCACCACGTAAAGAAGTAATTGATGAAGATGATGTTATTGATGAAGTAGAATTAAACTCTGAATTTGATATATAATCATGAATAAAGAACTCTTAATAGAAACTAGACAATTTACACCTAAACCAGTTCGTTTAATTGAAGGAATGGGCAATGGCGGTAATGTATTTGTTGAAGGTATTTTAGCTACTGTTGAAGTAAAAAATGGTAATGGAAGATACTATAAAAAAGAGTTATGGGATCGTGAGATTGAAAATTTTCAAAATAAAATTAAACAAAAATCTACAGAAACTGTAGGTGAATTAGACCACCCCGATTCTCAAGTAATTAATTTAAAAAATGCATCTCATGCCGTTCGTGATTTATGGTGGGTTGGAGATGAAATCCATGGCAAAGTAGAAATATTTTGTGACATGGGTGATAAAGGTACTACATCAGGTCGTATTGCGGGAGCATTAGTTAAAAATGGTTTAGTTATTGGTATTTCCTCTCGTGGAATGGGCTCATTAAAACAAATGGGTGAAGTAATGGAGGTACAAGATGACTTTGAATTATTAACATGGGATTTAGTCTCAAATCCTTCAAACCCAGATTCATGGATGAAAAATGGTGCATTAAATGAATCACGTACTACATTTTTAGACCCATATTCAAAAACTAACTCAATTATTACCGAAATTCTTTGCGCAAAAGGAACTTGTCCTTTATTTTAAAACGCGACTTTAATAATTTTATACATACGTATACTAGAATATACCATCCCCCTCAACATATATGGTATTAATTAAATGAATATCTATTACGTTTTTTAAATAAACGTACTTTCCCAACAAAATTAAATTTAGGAAAAAAATGGCAACAAACAGAGCAATGCTTAAAGAAGCAATCGCTGACGCTAAAGCTGTAAAAGAAACAGCAATAGCAAACGCAAAAGCAGCCCTAGAAGAAGCCTTCACACCTCAACTTAAGTCAATGTTATCAATGAAACTTCAAGAAATGGAAGTAGAAGAGGATGATTATGTAACAGATAAAACTGAACATGATGATAAACCTTATTCAACTAAAAAAGCAGCAGATGTCGCAGGATATCTTGAAGAAGAAGATACAATGATGGAAGTTGATTTAGAAGAGCTTTTGGCTGAATTAGAAGAGAACGAATTGGAAGAAGGACTTTACGAAGCTGAAGAAACTGAAGAAGAAGACATGGAAATGTCTGACGAAGAATCTGAAGAAGACGAAGCTGAACCAATCGACCTTGAAGACATGACAGATGAAGATCTAAAATCAATGATTGAAGATGTAATCGCGGACATGATTAAATCAGGTGAACTTGAAGCTGGTTCAGAAAGTGAAGAAGCTGAAATGGAAATGGAACCTGAAGAAGTAGAAGACGAAGAAGTAGATTTAGCAGAATTGCTAAGAGAAATCGAAGGTTTAGAAGAAGAAACTGAAACTGAGGGTTTAGAAGGAG